GTATTTGAGGAAATTTTTTATAATTAATTCTTTTTGCATTTGCTTTAAAATAATCATTATTAATTACTACATATGTATAACCATTCTCAATACACCATTTATTTGCTGCTGCTTGTTTTAATTTAAAATTAATAGAATCTTTATAACAATCAGGCTTTACTTCATATAATATTTTCCCCTCTACATCTACAAAATCAACTATATAATTTTTATTAATATTATTCTCACTTACATATTGTATTCTGATTTTTTCATATTCTAATTTTGAATTTAATATAAAAAAAGCTGCTTCCCATGTACTTCTAAACCACCTATCCTTTGTTAAATAGAGTTTTGTTTTTGAATTTGCCCATGTATTAGTTATAGGTGGTGTAAACGTTCCATTTTTTATTCTTTCCTTTAATAATTTTGATTTTTCAATACACGCCCTTTTCCATTTTTCTAAATCTCTTCGATGTATAGGATTTTTACTACCTTTTCTTGATAAACTTAATTTTTTTCTAAACCTTTTACCTTTTTTAGTTTTAAAATATTTAATACGTGCTATTTTTATCTTTTTTTTAGATTCATCTGACAAAGGAACACCTATTCTTCGTTTTGAATTTATTAAAGCACAACATTTTTTAGTACAAAATTGTGCATATCCTGTTTTAATTTGCCCAGTAAACCTTGTAGGATGTTTACAAGATTTACATATACCTTCTTCTTTTTGCTTATAGTAAAGATCATAATATTCTTTTAATGTTTTAGTATTATACTCTTTATGATGATTTTTTAGATGTCTTAAAATATATTTTTCCTCTTTGCCACAGATTTTGCATATATATTTTCCAATTTGTTTTTGCATACAAATATTTATACCACAAGTGCATTAATTTAGATGAATTAATGCAAAAAATATCATCTTGTAGGTTTAAATATTTTGCCTGTATATATCCTCGTTGTGTTAAAATTTTATGATTAGGTGTTAAATGTATTACTTTACCATCTTTTAATTTGATTTCTAAAAAATAATCACTATTACTTTTAGGTAAATTCTTCCATAGATTAACAACTTTTTTATATTCCTTTCTACTTGCTTCAATATTATAAGACAATACATAATCACCTATGTAAACGTCTTGTATAGACTTTTTTCCTTGTTTAGTATTAATTATAGTATTTTGCCGTAAACATTCATCAACAACTAATACATCAATATCTTCAATCCAATCTATATCAGAGCATTCGCTTTGTAATATTCCTAAGTTTGCTATTACAGCATTAGTACCTAAATTTAGCTTTTGTTTACCAGTCCATTTACTCACTGAAAAAGTAACACCTAAAGTAGAAAATTCATTATAGATTTGACTAACTAATCCTAAATCAGGAACAATTACTAAACACTTCAAATCTTTTTTCGTCTGATAAATACTATTTATTAAAGCTGCAATTGTAAGTGTTTTTCCACCGGCAGTAGCCAAGACAACTGTCCCACGTCCTTGTTTTAAACACTTCTCAACAATATCAGTTTGATAATAACGTAATTCTTGCGATAAACTAGTGAAAATAGGTACATTTAACGGAGAAATAACAAGTTCCTGTAGTTCTGATGATATTATCACTTCTATACCTGGAAATTGTGTATGAGTGTATTTTTGGATTTCAAAAAGTAAGCCCGGTTCAAATCTTCCAGTAGGTGTAATAGCATACTTTCGTTGCGGAATCCAGGGATTATGTTTATTAAACGTTGCAGCAATATTTTTTACTGAAAAAGCTTCTCGGATTGAATTAAAAACATCTCCATCACCTGAAATTAGCCCATGTTTTTGTTTTGTGTCCCAGCTGAATTTAATTAACATTTGATGGTAATACTTCAAAAAGTTTTTCAAAATAGCCTTTTTTACCAAAAATTTCATCAAAAATTTCATCAAACATAGACGTATCCACAGATGATGTTTTTATCATACCTTTTTCAAACGATAGCAATGTTTGACATGTAGGACATTTAAATTTTACTTTTTCAGTATCTTTTTCATAGATAGAATTTTTAATAATAGTATCATGAGGTTCTAACCTAAATTCACATTTACACAACGTACAACGAACTGTATGTCCACACCACCACAATATTTCTTTTGGTATTACTCCAGGTTTTACTCCAGGTTTTATTATTTTCATAAATTAAAGTGTCTCCATCTGCATAATTTGTATAGCATTGCGCAAATCAAAAGTGAAAGAATGAAATATTTTCTCAACCTTCTCTAAATACTCAATTACAATTTTTAATTCTTCAATGCTAGAAGTTAATCCCTTCATTCGTTCATGGCCTTCTGCTGTTCTTTCAAAAGCAACATCAGACATCTTCACCGGTGATTCTGTTTTAAGTTTTTCAACAATTTCTTTTTTAAGTTTCTCTTTTTCTTTTTGTAAACGATTTAGTGTTACCTTACTTCTAATTAATTGTCCTACCCATTTATGTTTTAATCCTGGTAAACGCATTTGAACGTCTTTAATTGTGAATTCATCAAGCTTAGTGTCAACTTTAACTTCTTCTATATAACGCTCAAGAAGTGTTTTTTCTACTAATTCTGTACTTACATCTGACATATAATAAATAATGATATATGATGGTTACACAAAAATCACGAGATATCTTTAAACGAGCCTTTATAAAAATTCTAAATGAAGATATGACTTCTGTAAGTACAGGTATGGCTGCTACTTCGACTGAAAATCCATCTCAATTTTCTGGTGATACATATGCAACAGGTGATTCACGTGTACCTAATATACTTGGATCAAAGAAAGTAAAAGGAAAGAAAAAACTTAAATTTCCTATTCAAAGAAGAGCAAAAGTTGGAATGTAATTACTCTTGCCTTTATTTTAGATAGGTATAAGTAAAGGTATGCCAAACACGAATAAAAACAAAGGAAAAAATTTTGAAAGGGAACTTGCCCACCACCTAACAACTGTATTTGGATTAAACCATGAGAGGGTTTGGTCGAGTGGGGCATTTACTGGAGGAAAGAATGTATTTAGAACTGCTTCACTAACACCAGCACAACAACTTCTTACAGTTGGTGATATAGTTGTCCCAGAATCTTTGTCAACCTACTCATATGAGTGTAAATTTTACTCAGAATTTTCATTTAATTCTTTATTTACAGAGACTGGTAATGCTATTTTAGACAAATGGATAACCCAAGCAAAATGTCCAAACAGAAACTGGCTGCTATGCTACAAGATCAACCATATGGGAAGCTTCGTTGTTTATGACATCAATTCACCTGTTCCATACACCTTAAACAAACCAAACGAAAACTATATGAAATATAAAGGTTGTATTATTACCAAGCTAGAAGGCTTCTTTGAGCAAAACAAAGATATAATGTTAGAAGCAAATAAATCCTTCACTCAAAAACTTATTGCATAAAATCATAAACTATCTATAATGATAGTATGAATATTGAATTTGATACACCTGATCATGCTAATCCAACTGAATGTCAATTAATTGTTGCAATTACTGGAACAAAGAGACATATACAAGAACAACTTCAACGCTTATTGATGGAATGTAATGATTCTTACGGAAAACCGCGACAAGGGATTATATCTATGGGAAGTGGTTCAATACAAATTATTACCCCTATTTGGGAAGGAAAAAGGTTTTAACATGAAAGTGCTCTACATCCTAATGCGGACTGATATTCAAAGCATGTCTCCTGGTCGAGCGATGGCTCAAGCTTCACATGCAGCAAATGCTTTTATTGAAAAGTATGGAAAACGAAAAGAAGTAAAAGAGTGGCAAAAGGAAACAAAGCAAGGGTTTGGAACTGTAATTGTGTTAGGTGCTATTGGTCTACAGATTGATACTATATTTCAACTTTTGAAAAACTCTTTTCCACAGATAGCTGCAGATCACATAATTGATCCTGATTATCGTCTAAGTGTACCATTTGAAATTTATCAAATGGTACATGACCATCCAAATTATAATTATCAACACACTTTTTCTGAAGATGGTAAAACAGTTATTATTTCTATTCAACAATTAACATGTTCATATATTTTTGGAGAAAAAACAGAAATTGAGGGCTGGTTTGAACACTTAAAACTTCATCCGTGATTTGTAAAACCTTTTCACAATATAATTTTGAGATAATTAATTTCACAGAAATAATTAAAGGTGATGTTTGTGTAGATATAATCAATCATTTACATACCTACCATCTTCTACGAACAAAAAATATTTCACCTGATGTTAAGAAATTCTTTTATCATCATATTGTTTCTGAAATTTGTGTAATTTTTACGGAAAAGAAATCTACTGAAAAGAAAATTTTGTATTTTAATCCATTTGAACTAAAACAAATTGAACTATTTGATTATTTTCCAAAATTTAAAACCATTCAGGAAATTGTTAAAATTATCAAAAAAGTTAAAAATGTATTACCTATTAAAATTTACTGTTCTAAATTTACTTTTACTGAACTAATTCATCATATTGAAAAACAAACAGGTGAAGGAAAAGATTTAACAAATAAACTAACCATTCTATCCCGTGAATTTGATGATTATTATACATTTGCTAAAGTGTTAAAATTTACTCTTAATAATAATCTAACACTATTACAACATCAACTAAATAGTAATAGTCGAAATAATTTATTGGTCAACTAGTTGATATATTTTAATCTACGAATAAATGAAATTAACAAAGGGAGGAAGATATGGTATTCTATCAATCTCGTTTCTTTCCTATCATTTTAAATTATAAATTCTCCGACGGAATTTCTTCTGAAAAGCATAAATATTTACATGATGGAAAAGTTTGATACATTAGTCGAATCGACTTTAAAAGATATTTATTGTGAAATGCTAGCATCAAATCAAGCTAATAAAACAACACAATTAACTGAACCTGAAAAAGAAGCAGTAACAGATGCAGTTGATAATGTTGCAGCAGATCCTACAAAAGCTGATCCTGAACAAAAACGTTTAGCTGATTTAGCAGCACGTAGAAAACAACAACTTAAATTAGTTGCACAGCCTGCCACTCAGAAATTACAACAAGCAGTTACTCAACCAATTACACGTTAATGAAAAGTAAATTTAATACACTATTAGTAAAAGCAGGAGCAGAATATCTTTTAACAGAAGAAGATTTACGAGCACCAGTAGATGCTCCATCTGGTCTTGGTGAAGTTCAACAAAATCCACAAGGAGATTTTGGACAAGAAGAACAACCACCAGAACAAGACGAACCTGAAAAATTAACTTCAGAAGGAAAACGTTTTCTTATTGAAGTTGCATTAAAAGCACTTTCTATTAATCCTGAACAAATATCTGAACAAGATAGATCTATTTTTGCTGAAGAAGTTACATCTCACAATGCTGATGAAATTCTTTGTAGAATTCAAACTATTGTTGATCAAAATACGTAATATTAGGTAGTAAGCTTGATTCATAAAAAATGTGAAATAAGCGCGTATATGAATCAAAAATCAGAGCTTGTTCATATTTATGCAAAGCTTCCTAAGGTAAAAAAGCCTTCTTTCATTGGCTCAATCTCTGAACCTGATTATAAACTCATTCGTAATAGAATAATTGGACATGGAGAAGGTGGTTTAAAATCTATTATTTCAACACTTCTCGAAAAAGGTGGATGGGATGTAAAAAGAGATGAAAGAAATATTTTTACACCTGTTATTGAAACCTTTATGCAGATTCCTGATTTAAATTTAAAAAAACTTACTCAATTTGCCAAAAATAAAAATTCTTATCGTTTTTTCTCACACTATTTAGAATTACATAAGCCTTTCAATCTTTATAATATGTTTGAACAAGGGTTAAAAGGTTTATATCCACATGAACAAATAGTTAAATTAGTGGATGAACTTTGGACTGTAACTACATGTGTTAATCAGGTTGGAATTGGCCCTGGTGAAATTTGTTTAACATCTCTTACAAATGCAAAGAAAGGAGCACGAGGAGATCTTGTTATTACTGATATAGGAGATGTTGAAGTTAAGAGTACATATGGTAGATTAGGTTCAGGTAATAATGCTTTGTTATTTAAATCACGAGCAAAAAAAATAGTTGGTAAATACGTTGGAATTTCTGAATCCAATAGCTGGAACGAAGTTCTTCAGAATGTATTTTATAATGATTGTCTTAATATTAAAGAATTGATAAATGTTGCAGTACATGTTAGTCCACAGGAATTAATAAAAACTGATATTTGTCTTTTAAAGAAAGGTCTTAGTAATATATTTTCAAAGTTTAATATTAACAAACCTCTTAAAAATAAAGAACGTAAAGTTTTAGTAAATCTCATTTTGGCAATTCAATTAAGTTGTTATCAAAATGAACACAAATTTAAACATTTACTATCTGTAAATAAGAGCACAAAAGATGCATATGCTTTTTACTTCCCATCAAATAAGCTTGATAAGAATGTATTATCTGTATATAAACAAATAGTAGATGTTGGCAGATTTCGTTCAAATTTAGCAATTGATAATAGTGGAACACGCAAAGGTATAGAGATAAACTTCCATTAAATATTAACATACAATGTTCACATTTAAAGAATATAGACAAATGGACGATCAAATATTACTTGAAAATAATCAAGCAATCAAATCACATCTTTCACATTTAGAAGATCTTGCAGTTGAAAAGGGTATTCAAGGATTTAAAGAATTTATTCAACATGTTGATGCTATTCTTAGACGAGTAAAAGGACTAACAACTCAACAACAAGTAAATTTAAAGGTTGATGGACAAATGATGTTACTTTTTGGTGTTGATCCTCGCCCTAATTTTAAAGGCCAATTTTTTGTTGCAACTAAGAGTGGATTAGGTAGTAAAAATCCAAAAATTAATCATTCATTAGGTGAAATTGGTAAAAATTATCCTGATTATGATATGGCAGAAAAATTGAAGATGCTTTTGATAAGTCTAAGCAAAGCATATGACCAATCAGGTAATATTTATCAATGTGATGTTCTTTTTTGTTTACCACAAGATAAAAAGACTGTAGAAATTGATGGAGAAAAATATCTTATTTTTACTCCAAATACTATAACATATGCAATTCCTTTTGATACAGAATCAGAACTTTTTAAGCGAGTTGTTACTGCGCGGGTAGGTGTAGTAATTCATGAAGCACTAAGAGGAGTTTCTTTTAATGATGGAAAAGCAATACAGTTACTACCAAAAACTCGTGATGTTTCTTCTATTGTTGAATCTGGAAAACGTGCTAATGTTTTTATTGAAGGGAGTAATTTTAAGAAATTAAAATTTAAACCTGAAGATTCACTATTACAAAGTATTGAAGAACATATTTCTATAGCAGAAACTAACATTGCTGGTATAACACAAAGTTTTGATAAGGAATATACTTCTAATTCAATTCTTGAATATATAAAACGATACCTTAATAAACAAGTTGAATTTTCAAATGGAGGAATGTTTGGTGCAGCTGTACGGAGAGAAAAATTTAGCTTTAATTTGTTTGTTAGAGGATTTAAGACATATTTAAAAAGTATGTTTGGTGCTGAAGCATTAAAACGAAAAACCAAAAAAGGTAAATGGAGTGTTAATAGTAAGAGAGGAGAAGTTATTACTTGGTTAGATAATAATAATCAATCAATGGATAGTCTTTTACGGGCAACGTTTCATATGGTTCATGTGAAATTACTTATATTAAAACTCTTCAAACAAATAGAAACAAAACTTGGAAAAACCTTTATACAGCAATCTGATGGTTCATTTAAAGCAACTGATCAGGAAGGTTTTGTTTTCTTTATTGGAAATAATCATGTGAAAATAGTTGACCGCTTAGAATTCAGTAAGCAAAACAGATTAAACAATCCTCGGTTTGGTTAAAATTTTCCAAATTTCTTCTTTGTTAACTTGTTTAGGTAGATTTTTAAATACAGCAGCTTTATTACCTTTTACTAAATCAGCTCGAATTTTTGAAGCAGAACAGATTCGAGGTGTAACGACCTTTTTAAGACTTTTTAGATTTGTAGTAAATTCTTTAAGTCGATTAAATCGTGACATGTCATCTCTATCACAATATATACTGATAATAGTATTTGGTGCAGCAGGATCTTGATTAATTCTATCGACTAACTCGTAAGCCGATCTTACTGGAGATATTTTTGCGATTAAAATTTTTAAGCTAGGAATTACAGTAGCATATAATTTCCAAATTGCCAAAGATTGTTTTGCCGTTATTCCTTCTCTTTCGGTTGGAGAAATAATTATAAAAACACTATCATTATTTTCAGATGCCATTTCCGCAATAGTAAAATGTCCCTTATGACAAGGTTTAAAAGAGCCAGCAAATATACCAATTTTTCTGTTCACAGCATTAGTATTATATTGATTAAGATATTTTTCAACTAAAATGTTGTACTGGTTCACATTGATATTTATCAGTGGAAGGCTGGAAATTCATATTTAAATTCTTATAATAATGTGAATGAATAAAATATCTAATCTCTTAGAACGTGGAAATCATAGTATTTCAAAAACAGAAGAAGAAAAGCAAAAAATCATTGAAAATGCTGCAGAGAAGTATGGTGAATTTCTTACAGCTTTAGGTTTTGATTATAAAAATGATTTACATATGTGTGGAACACCAAAGCGTGTTGCTAAAGCTATGGTAAATGACTTAATAAGTGGGTGCTATACAGCACCTCCTGTTATAACAGCTTTCGATAATACAAATGATAACCAAGATGAGGATTCAGATTCTTTTTATGAATCATATACTGGATTAGTTTATTCTGGTTTAATACCTGTTGTAAGTCTCTGTTGCCATCATTTTTTATCTTTCACTGGCGAAGCTCATGTTTGCTACATACCAGCAGAAAGGGGAAAAGTTCTTGGTTATTCCAAACTCGGACGAATCGTTGAGTGGTTTAGTCATCGACCACAAGTGCAAGAAACGCTGACTAATCAGGTGTTTTCATATTTGAATAAAGTATGTGAAAAAAATAAAGGTGTTGCAGTATTTTTATCTTGTAAACACCAATGTGCCTGCAACCGTGGAGTAAAACAAAACTCTATAATGATGACATCAAAATTATCAGGTGCCTTCTTAGATCCGAAGGAACAATCACGTTTTGAATTTTATAAATTTATTGAAATGTCAAAGAGATAAATAATTTATATGTATACGAATTTTGAACAAATGCCTAGTATAAAGTTGTGTTGTTGTGGTGGAAAAGCTTGCCCAATAATAAAATTTGATGGTAAAAATGTTATAATTATAGATGATGTAGGTAATAGAAGTTGGATTACAGTAGAACAAGCTCTTATGCTTAGTGATACTGTTAAACAACTTATTGAAAAATCAAAAGACTAGTATTTATTACTTGGAAGTATTTTTGATTAAATACTTCATATGGCTGATATTATTAAATTCCATGAATTTTGTAAGTTAAATGAGGGCAAACTTTCTGCTGAACCTGGTGAATATTTTAAACAATTAGGAAATGCTCTCGTTGATAGTGAAGTTACAAGTCCATATGGATTATGGACTTGTACATCCTTTGAGAGTGATATATATTCACTAACTTGGTATTTAAATTATCCACAACATTCTTTTCCATTTGTTAATTTAAAATTTAAAAATAATAGTATTAGTTATTTTTTTTATGAACCTGGCCGCAATAAAGCATCTTCAAGCGGATCTTTTCCTTTTCATTATAGTTTAGATATTGATAAGGATGCAGCTACAATTGTTGAATTTTTTGATGCTATTGTTCAATGGTTTGAAAATCCAGAAAAATATCCTTGTTTTGTAAATCTTGAAAAAGATGAAAATCAGAAACATAAGGCATCACCTCCAAAAAAAGTATCACCTAAAGATTTTACTACAAGTGAAAAATCAAAAGCATTTTCTGGAGATAAAGATGTTACTGGAGATAAAGATGTTTTAGAACCAGGTTGGGATAAAGATATTCCTGAAGTTGTAGATAGACTTCCAAAGAAAACTTGGAGAGATACAGAAAATGAAAATGAAATTATTAAATTATTCCCATACGTTCCTAAAACAGATGAAGTTTTAGATTTATGGAAAAAAGCTAAACAGTTAAGAAGTAATAAATTAATGAATTTTGTCCGTCAAGCATCAACCCATGTAAGAGATAAATAACTATATATGTCATTAGAAAACCGAAAATTAAAAACAGGTAAACCTAAAAAAGAATCTGTGATGCATAGATTTGATAGTAAAATCAAAACAATCTTAAATGAATCTGGAGCTGCTACGGGGCAAAATGTAGTTGAGTGTTTAACTGCTATTTCTGGAATTGCTGAACGCTTAGCAGGATTATATCCTCAAAATACTCATCCACAACAAGCAAGTATGGATTATCAGTATTATTCTATAGTTAGAAATAAACTCGATAAACATCTTCTTCAAATTGATAGATAAAAAGCTTGCATAAAAATCATATATTTCTTATTGTATATGTATGCAAGAAAACATAAAAGTTTATATGGTCGGTGGTGCGGTTAGGGATAAGCTGCTTGGTATTGATACACCTAAAGATATTGATTATGCTGTTGAAGCACCCTCTTGGGAAGCAATGCGTCAATATATAATTGACAAAGGTGGAGAAATCTTTCTTGAGACTCCTCAATACTTTACTATTCGTGCAAAGATAGGTAAAACTACTGCTGATTATGTCTTGTGCAGAAAAGATGGGGAATATCTTGACGGTCGTCACCCGGAGAATGTTTGTATAGGTACAATTTTTGATGATTTAAGCCGAAGGGACTTGACTATAAATTCGTTAGCCATCAACTGTGGGACAGGTGCAATTATTGACCTATTTAATGGTCAACAAGATATTAAAGATAGGATATTAAGGTTTGTAGGAAATGCTTCAGATCGCCTTAGGGAAGATAAACTCAGGAGTTTCAGGATAATTCGTTTTTCTGTAACTAAAAATTTTACTATGGATCATTCTGCAACGCAAGCTCTTTGGCGACTTGATCATCATAGGGATTTTGAAGCAGTTTCAACAGAACGAATTCGTGAAGAGTTATTGAAGATGTTTAAAGTTAATTCAAAAGAATCTTTTTATTACATTTTTGATCAATTTCCTGAGTTAGGAAGGCTTGTAATAACTCGTGGAATTTGGTTTAAACCTACAACAGAAGAGAAATAATTATGAGTGAATTCACAGATGTATTTATACAATGTCCTACAAAAGATAAAAATCATGGGCATGATTCTTATTTTACTACCGCTGAAGATGGTAAGGTAGATGAAGAACAACAAAAATGTGAAAAATGTGGTAAAAGGAATTTAATTCTTCTAAAAGAAAAATGTAATGATCCAGAAGAGATTTTACAGTTAACTGAGAATGAACTTGAAGGAGCTAATTATCATGAAATGACATCTATTCCATCAAAAATTTATCAAAATGTATTTAAACTAGTAAGTAAGAAAAATCGTGCCAAACTAGCACGTGGTATAAGTGAAGGATTTTCAAATTTATGATTGGTGCAATTAGACAACCAAATGGTAAATATGTTTTAATTGATATTAAGTTTGATTTGCCAACAAAAAATACTTTTAGTTATAAAGAAAAAATAAAAGGGTTTGGCGCAATTTGGGACGGAGAACACTGGACTAATTTTCCAGAAGATAAATTAAAAGAAATTGGAGCTAGTAAGAGGTTTAAAATAAGAACTGAACCATATCAAAATTTAACTGGTAAATCAGAGGATAGCTATGCATTCGAATATCAGATTAAAAATAATCATGTATTAAGATTAGATTTAGGAGATAGTTGGGTATCTGTAGGAATTGAAGAAAATTATGGAGAACAATAAATTATGAACCTTTCAAAAGTTGTTATTATAACTCGTGCTGTGAGCGGTTCTGGTAAGAGTACATTTGCGAATTATATTAGTAGTCTTCTAGAAAGATCTGTAAGTTGTGGCGCTGCTGAAAATTATGAAATCTGCTGTACTGATGATTATTTTTCAAAGTCAGGAGAATATAAGTTTGATGCAACTAAACTAGGTGCTGCTCATTCATACTGTAAATCAAAATTTGAGGAAGCTCTTAAGAAAGAGATAGGGTTAGTTATTGTTGCAAATACTAATACAAAAGAATCAGATTTTAATTTTTACCTTGAAAAAGCAAAACAATATAAATATACTATTTTTAGCTTAGTGATTGAAAATCGTCATGGAGGTAATAATATTCATAATGTTCCTCTAGCTACTATTGCTAAACAAGAAGAGAATATTAAAAATTCTTTAAAATTATGGTAAATAAAAATAATATTGAAATACATGGGCTAGCTTATTTGAGTGTGGCAGACCTTTTAAGAAGATTAGAAAAATATAAGATAAAACCAAAAAATTATAAATTTATTACATTGGAACTTGATTATACTCATTGCTATCGTGAATCAGATATATCCTCTATAAAGATTATTATACCAAAAAAAGTTATTAGTAAGAAAAATGAGTAATCAAGAATCAAAAGGAGCTTTTAAATATCTTCCGCCTGAATTACAACCGGTAAGAATTCCTGTTGCTAAAATACCCCTCTTAGAAAAGAAGTTAGTTGAAGAATTTAGTTATTTGGGAGATCTTCATTTTCCTAATACTCTTAAGAAGTGTAAGAAGGAAACTACAGGTGATTTAGATGTTTTGTTTGTACCAAAGATAGGATGTTGGAGAGAGAAAATTCTACTTAGTGATTATGCTTGTGAGACTAGTGGAAACAAAGCACAGATGATGGTTGTTATGAATAATTTGTTGGGTGATGATCAGCGATACATGATTGATTTTCTGGTAGTAAAGGAAGGTGGATTGGAATTTAAAAAACTCTTCTACGGATATGGAACAACTTTTTCAGCCCTTTTAGGTTCATTTGCTCGTTCCATAGGATATAAATTTACAGATTATGCATTATATAAAAGAGTGAAGAGAAAGAATGGTTGGTGTAACATTCAACTCACAACTGAGCCTAAAACTGCTCTCTATATTCTAGGATTAGATCCTGCATTTATAAATAATGATGCTATTTTTACTCCTGAAGGAGTTGCAACATGGATATCAAATTCACCACGGTTTGATTCAAATATGTGGAAGTATGGTAATCCGGATAAGATTGCTGTAGGTATACCTATTAATAAAAATGCTCGTGAAGCTATTAAGAAAAATGAAGATACTTCTGATGCATATGAATTGTTGAATTTAGTAGAGAAGGTTGGAGGGTTAGTTTCATTACTTTATTATGAGGAGAGATTTTTAACAAAGCAAGCAGTAAGGAGAATAATAAAGAAGATAGAAGAAGTTACTACTAATACCGAAATCATTTTGAACGGAAATGAGATAATGGATTTTCTAGGTGTTAAGCCTAGTCCTTTGATTGGTAAATATCAAAAGCTGCTTGCTGAATATTTTAAGGATATTCCTGCTGATGAGCGTAGAACACTAATTGTTAAAGACTCAGCGAGAAAATTATTGCAATCAATACATTGTGCATCTATAATATTACATAATGAATAAATGGAAAATTTCTAAATCATTTGATTTTGATTATGCTCATCGAGTACATAATCAAGTATTAAATACTTGCCTTTCATTAGACAACCTTACAAAATGTAAGTCAATTCACGGACATTTCGGACAACTTATAGTTCAACTAGAAGGAACTATTCTAAATGAACAGAGTATGGTTTTCGACTACAAAAACCTTAATTTCATTAAAAGGTTTATTGATGAAGAACTGGACCATAAATGGATTTTAGATGTAGAGGATCCTTATCTTGAAAATATATTTTTACCTCTACCGTTTATTTATAAGGCAAATTTAGCAAAGAAACACATAACATCATTAACAGAACCCGCTTTTGAAAACCATAAACATAATTATTGGACACCGAGAATATTAGAAGGTGTAAAGGATTATGAAGCTGATGTTTTAAAAGGAATTATATTAGTTCCATTTGTTCCAACATCTGAGAGATTAGCACAATGGGTCTTTAGTATATGTAAAACTGAATTAGAGAAGTTCAAAGTGACTGTCTCAAGTGTTACATTTAAAGAAACACCTAAAACATCTGCAGAATTTAGTATAACTAATTAAACATATGGGATTATTTGGAAAATTATTAGGAACAGCTATTGATGTTGTTACATCACCGATTGAAGTTGTTAAAGATGCAGCAACTCTCGGTGGTCTTTGTACTGGTGAGGATGAGACATATATTAGTAAACGACTTAGAAGACTTGCGAAGGATGCTGATGAAGTTCGTGATGGAATTGAAGATTTATGAGTGAACAAATTATATATCTTTCTTCAGACAAAATCTTTAGTACCATAGAAGGAGAAGGTAAAAATATTGGTAAGCCTGCTATATTCATGCGCTTATCTCTCTGTAATCTTACTTGTTCTGGATGGGCTTCACCTGAAAATCCGAATGGTTGTGATAGTACAGTTGCATGGAAGGTAAAGAATAAATTTACCTTTGAAGAGTTATTTAAGTTATTTGAAGATAAAGAATTTGTTCCATTTCTACAGAGAGGAGATATTTTTAAGTTAACCGGAGGCGAAGCTCTTATTCAGGAGAAAAATCTCTTTGAATGGTGTCAATGTGCACAAGAGAGATGGAAAACTTCTTTAAATATTGAATTTGAAACAAATGCTACATTAATTCCAAAATGTAAATGGCTAAATGATTATCATTCACCTTATGAAGTAGATACATTACGACCATCATTTATTTGTTCCCCAAAGCTTTCCAATAATGGTGATCCTGAGAAAAAGCGATATGTTGTAGAAGCACTTGAATGGCATACTCAAAATAAATCAAGCACCTTTAAATTTGTTATTTGTAATGAGAAGGATTTAGACGAACTATTTACAAAATATGTTGATAAATTTAAAATTGATAGAAGGCAAATATGGCTCATGCCTGAGTGTGCAACAACAAAACAATTTAAAGAAAAAGCTCCATGGGTTGCTGAGTTGTGTAAAAAACATGGATTTAATTTTAGTCCTCGCTTACAGATTCTAATTTATGAGCAGGCTTTAGGAAAATAATTTATGACTATACTATATGGAGTTGCAACCGTCAATGATAAACCTGAACGTTTGCCATATCCTAAAAATGTTATTGATAATAATAAATTGTTAAATATACTATTTAATGCTGATGAAGATAATACTATTAAAAAATCTATGCAAAAATCACCACTAACCCTCGAAGAAGTATTATGGGAGATAACTTCAAACTGTAATAAGAATTGTTCTTTCTGCGGATCAAAAGATATCATTAATCAAGGACAATTATCAGATGAAGATCTTTGTATTATTGCATATAGAATAGGACAAACAGGAGTAAAAGAAGTTACTCTTTCTGGCGGTGAACCAGGAACTCTTTCTGAATCTCTTCTAAAGAAAATTATTAAAACTTTGAAAGATTATAAGTGCCAAGTTAAAGCAGTTACTAATGGTACATTAATTCAAAAATATCCTAAAATTGCAAAATCTTTTGATAGAATAGGTTTATCTATAAATAGTAAATCTGAATTAGGTTTTTACAGTGAACTCCTTTCTTTATACTCTAAATGTGAAGGAAAAAATATAACTGTTGTAACAAATTTTGGTCAGCACAATATTTGGGAGCTTCAAGATATTAAAGATTTTATTGGCCAGAGAAAACTTTTATGGCAAATACAACTTACTACTGGTCCTAATGCATTGCCTGAAGAAGGTATTAAAATGTTATGGGAAAAGATTAAACCTTCCAAAACTATTGTGTTTGCAGATAATCTTCAATATGAACATGTATGTAGTGCAGGTTGGAGAAGTTGTGGTGTGCTTTATAATGGAGATGTAGTTGCATGTTTATCTGAAAGATCCTACTGTAAGAAAATGACTACTTATGGTAATGTTACACAAAAATCTTTAATAGATATTTGGGAGACAGAATTTAGAGATATTCGTTTTGGAACAGGTAAAAAAACTTGTAGGGATTGTTTTAAATATCCTGATTGTGATAAACTTATACCTACAACAATTTTTGATAAATTTTCATCAACGAAAATTATAGATGAAGATCAGTATAAAGAGGATTTGAATACTTATATGTATGGGGTTTCAAATCCAAACGGTTTAAAACCTAATAAGTGGCCAAAAGATAAATCACCAAAAATTATAATGTATGGAGTGTTTGGTGGTGAAACAATGATGTATAGTGTAACTGGAGATAGATTTGGTACAGCAATATGATAATTTATGAAAAAAATAAAATCAATATGTACTCTAGCTATATTGTTGTTAGCTATTGCTACTATAAACACAAATGCAGAACAATTTGAAGTTACAGCTTCACAAACAGATATAAGTACTGATACAACTAATGCTTATCAACCTACACCAGGATTTTGGCACAAAGTAGGTACAGCACTAACTCCTATTCCTACTAATAGTTACTATAGTGCTTCAGAAGTAGTTTTAGGAGTTTATGGAGTATATCAAACAGCTCCATCCTTAAAAGGTAGTACAAGTGAAGGTATCCGTTTACAATATTGGACTACCACTGCAATAGGAGCAGGTATTGATTTGAGTTATGACAATAATAGTAAACAGCTAACTTATACAAGTGCTACGTTAAATGGACGAACAGTTGTAGGTCAGTTTTCTTATTATATTGAAATAGGAACAGGATATAATCTCGATACTGGTAGTTTAGTAGCACAAACTGGAGCAGGGATGACATATCAGATGAGCTTAAAAACAGAATTATGGATAGTTCCCGTGCATCCTCGATTTTTTATAGAAGTGCAGAATGTTAGTTCAACAAAAGGTGTAAATTTCTTGTTTGGTGTTCAACAAACTTTTTAATATATGAATAAGGATGAATTAGGCAGTAGGATGAAATTACAATATGAAGATCGTACTCGTTACTGTCTTCCTCGTCGCACATATACTATTCTTCGTTTGGATGGTAAAGCGTTTCATACTTATACTCGTAATTTAGAGAAACCTTTTGATGATAAATTTGAACAGGATTTAGATAATGCTGTTAGAGCTATTCTACCTGAAATTCAAGGAGCTCAATTTGCATATATCCAATCAGATGAAATTTCAATTTTGTTAACAGATTTTGCTGAGATTAATACTTGTGCATGGTTTGATGGAAATATTCAGAAAATTACTTCTGTTGCAGCAAGTTTGATGACAGCTGAATTTAATAAACTTAGGATGCGACGTAAAATATATGAAAATAAACAATCAAATCCTTGTGGACTTAGTCAAACATATGTTGATGGTTGTTTAAGATTAGAAAAATGTGCATATTTTGATGCTCGTGTGTTTACAATTTCAGAACCAGTTGAAGTTTATAACTACTTCGTTTGGAGAAATAAAGATACAGCAAGGAATAGTCTAAGTAGTATGGCTCAATCTTTATATAGTATAAAAGAACTTCAAGGCAAAAATGGTAGAGAGCAACACCGAATGATTTTATTAAAAAATATTGATTGGGAAGAATTTGATCCAAGACATAAGTTTGGAAGAATTATTTCTAAAAAAACTGAGTTTATGCCTCCAGCATTTCCTAATCAGAAAATGAGAGATGCTATTGAAGAGGATCCTGAAACATTTAAAGAAGATTTTACTTTTACAAGATGGAAAATTGAATCAGCATGGAAATTTCAAGAGTCGGCTGATCGGTTACAAAAGCTAATTCCATCTCTTCCACAGTTGTCAGTTCCTAAAGTTGAAACAGTTGGAGGACCAGAACTTGAATTTACTCCTAAAGGGGTTTGCTCACGATCTAATAAGATGTCTTCAGAATTATTTAAAGAGATAGCTAAAGATTGTTATCCGGAGTATGTATCTCCTTATACAAAGAATCCTTAGTGTTTCTTAAGTACAATAACACTCATCTTGTAAGTTTTATCTTGTGTTTAATCCTTCCTTGTTCATACAATGAAACTATGCAGATAAACCTAAAAGATATTGATTTAGAGCAGTTCAATGTTAATGCAAATATCATTGGAGATGAAACTGTTTATCTAGTTACCCCCAAACACATCGGCATAAAGTGGACCCAGCAGAATAAAATCTTTCGGTCAAGCTTATGGGGAGCAGATGGAAATTTGATTAGTGGGGGTCTGCCAAAGTTTTGTAATTATGGAGAAAATCCTGAACAATTTCCTTTACCTAAATCTCTCAAGAATACTACCATTGTTGAAAAAATAGATGGGTCGCTTTTACCAGTAACAAAGTACAAAGGTAATTTTATCATCCGTACCCGCGGAACAGTTGATGCATCAAAACTTGATAATGGACATGAAATACAAATTTTTCGAAATAAATATCTTCCAAAATTATCAGACTTATGCCCAGAAGATACATGGGATTATACTTTTCTGTTTGAATGGACATCACCTCTAAATAAAATAATTCTTAACTATGGTGAACAGCCTGAATGGTATCTTGTCGGATATATAATCCACGACACTTACTCTCTTTTAGATCAGAAGATGGTTAGTATGTGGGCAGAACGGATAGGTTGCCCTCGACCACCTACTTATACTTTTCCTACTCTTGAAGAGTTGTTAAAAGATGTTGAGCAATGGAAAGGTAAAGAAGGAGTTTGTTTGTATTCTAATAATGGACAAACTATTCATAAAATTAAAGGTTTTTGGTATCTCCAGCTCCACCACATGAAATCAGAGCTATCAAATTTTGAAAAGGTAATTGATGTGTGGATTGCTTTAGGTAAACCAACCTATACTGATTTCTATAACAAGATCGCAGCTCAATTTGACTTTGAATTAGCAAACCAGATTCAAGGAGATATTAGCCGGATTTGTGATGCATGGAAAGAAGTTGTTAAGGTAGAAGCAGGAATGGATGTGTTTGTACAAAAAATTAAAACTCTACCTACTCGAAAAGAACAAGCATTAAAAATTATATCAGCATATGGTAATACCAACCGTAGCAATTTTCTCTTTAAAAAGCTTGATTTAAAACCATTAGTAGATGATGATTATAAAAAGCTCATATTCCAAATACTAAAAAAATAATATGAATGAAATAATGAACAAAATAATGTGGTGGGGATACTTACATCAAAACGGAAGTATTCAAGTAAAACGATGGTTTGGTGATCACAAAGATTATACTGATGATTGTGAAGGTAATAATTTTGTACAACAAGTTGTGAGACCATTTGAAGCAGATACGCGTGAAAAAGCTGTTGAAATAATTACAAAGGAGGTAACACCATGAGAAATTCTGATCCATTTCAAAAATGGAATGACGTAATGGAACGTGATGGCCCATTCAAACCGTGGAACGACGTGATGCATCGTAATGATCCTTTTGCGCCATGGAACAATCCATTAGGTGATAAAAGAGATTATGAAAAATACTGTGATGAACGTCACATTCCAAAAGGGGATAGATAAAAATGAAAACACTTGTAATTGGAGACATACACACAGCTCACAAGGAAGCACAAGCTATTATCGATGTGGTAAAAGCTGATAAAGTTGTCTGTCTCGGAGACCTATTTCATCAATTTTCTGACACAGTCGAGCAAAATGTTGAAACTGCAAAATGGTTAAAATCTCATTTGAAAGATTATATCTTCATTCTTGGGAATCATGATCAAAGTCATCTATTCAATGGTTGGCCTGCTCTATCATGTAGTGGTTGGACCTTAGCAAAAGATGAAGCTGTTAATAAAATTTTAACTAAGCGTGATTGGAAGAAATTCAAATTATTTCATGTGGTTGAAGGATGGTTGTTAACTCATGCTGGTTTAACAGCTTATAAAGTACCAGAAAATATCAAACATAACATGAATGATATTGTTGCATGGTTAGAGATAGAGGTAAAATCTGCATTAGCTGATCCTCGAGCTTCATGGGTTTTTGCTGCGGGTAGATCCCGCGGTGGGAGAGCTGAGTATGGAGGTTTAACGTGGGCCGACGTAAATGAGGACTTCGAACCTATAGATAATATAAAACAACTTTTTGGTCATACACCTGCACGGGAGCCTTATATTATTAATAAAGAAAATATTTGTATTGATTCAAATTTTGATAAGCATTTACATCACTATGTCATTATTGAAGAAGGAAAATTAACCATTAAAGAATGGAAATCACCTTACAATGATATTCTCGACTTATATAGAGGAACAGTAAGACATGATTAATACCACATTTTAATATTGACTAATTCAAATAAACCTATATATTTAGAATATGAAAACAACATCAAGAGAAAAATTATTATCATATTTTGCGGCAATAGTTGGTGGTTGGGATGCATCACCACCAATTCACACAGGTAGACTTCAATCCAGTTTAGCAATTGAGGATTATGAGGATGATGAAAAGGTAGCACACTATCTTCTTGATGAATATGCAGATTCAAAAACAGCTCCTTTACAAAGTGAGATACAACGGTTAAAAAGTGAGATGTATCATAGTAATAAACGAGAGAAAGTTTTGAGAGATGCTTTAATATATGTTCAAGAGCCATTATTAATAATTGGTAAACTTGGTCATTGTCCACAAGGTGGCGAACAAACAGGAAATCAAATACATATATGGGAAGCAGAGAAGATTATTAAAAAAGCACTAGCAACAAAATAGTTTTATGAACATAAAAGAACTTGAAGAAAAAATTGACCAGGCAAACCACACTTATTATACAGATGGAAATGCGATTTTTGAAGACGCGTATTATGATAAGTTAAAGGAACAACTTAAGGCTCTTGATCCAAATAATTCACGATTAACTCAAACCCGAGTAGCAATCAGAGATAGTATTCTTGAGAAGCGGAAGCATACTATTCCTATGGACTCACTCTCAAAGGCGTTAAATGAAGCCGAATGGTTGAAGTGGTTGAAAGGAGCCCCTCGAATTTGCGGAGGAGAATTGCTTCATGCTAGTTTCAAAATGGATGGCGGTACTTACTCATTTGAATATAAAAATGGAAAACTTGTTTGTGTTATTTCTGGTGGTGATGGTTTCGTGGGTGAAGATGTGACCGCAAATGCACTCAAGTTTAAGAACCTACCGAAAACTGTACAGTTGGGTAATAATAAAACTTTCTCGGGTTTTGTGCGAGGTGAAGTTGTTCTCGAAATGGATGATTGGAAGGCTGTAGATCCTGAATTAACTTCTAATCCACGAAATCTCGCTGTAGGTATTGCTCGGAGGAAAGATGGTACCGAATCAGAGTATTTGAAGGTGTATGCTTTCAGGTGTTTTGATGAAGATGGAACTCCATTTGGTGATACCGAGCTTGAAATATCGCAAAACATGGAAAATATGGGATTTGATGTTGCTCCCTACAAAACCGGAGATGCCGCCGAAGTATGGGATTGGTATCTGCTACAGCAAAAAGAGCGACCTAAATTACCTTTCTGGATTGATGGAATTGTCATTAAAATAAATGATATTGAACGCCAGCTTGAACTAGGTGAATCATCTGAATGTCCAAAAGGTCAAGTTGCAATTAAGTTTCCTGCTGAGGGTGCAAAAACTATACTTCGAAGTGTAAATTTACAAGTTGGTCATACAGGTACTATTACTCCCGTTGCTAATTTTGATACTATTCGATTAGGTATTGCAAATGTAGAAAATGCTAATCTTTGTAATTATAATAATATTGAAACGTTAGGAGTAGCTATTGGTGATGAAATTTATGTTATCAAGGCAGGTGATATTATTCCTCGAATTATGGAAGTTTTGAAAGAGGGGAAGAACCGGCAGAAAATTGAAGAACCAAAGAAGTGTCCTGTTTGTAACGGAAAAGTTGGGCATAAGGAAAATGCATCAGGTGTTGATAGTTCAGCTATCTATTGTTTGAATAATAACTGTCCTGCTGTGGTTTCAGGTAGAATTGACAAATATGTATCTTCACTTGATATTAAAGGAGTTAGTACGAGTGTAATTGAGGCACTAATCAAGTATTTAAATGTAAAAGACGCAGCTGATCTTTATACATTGGGGAATGATATTGAAAGATTGGTTGATCTTCAATTTTGTAGTGGTGTAAGATTAGGTGGTTCTCGCGCACATAAAATTTTGAAAGAGATTGATAAAAAGAAAGAACTCACATTAGGTGACTTCCTTGGTTCATTAGGGATATCTGGATTAGGTAAGCGTCGAGTGGTTCTGATTCAAGAAGCAGTGCCAGGTGAATTTGACACTCTTGATGATTGGATTAACAGTAATAATCTTACTAAGTTTGCTGTACAAGCGGGAATTCCAAATCTTGCAGCACGTATCCAAGCTGATATTCACTCACAGAAGGATTATATCAAGCGCTTTATCAAGAATGGTGTGCAAATCACATATAAAGCACCTAAGAAAGCTCTCAAAGAGGGTGCATATATGTTCTGTATAACTGGATCACTCTCACAACCTAAAGCCCATTTTGAAGAATTGATTACTAAAGCTGGGCATGGATATTCTGCTACATTTTGTTCTGCTGTAACTCATGTAGTTGCAGCCGATCCGAACTCAGGCAGCGGAAAACTTCGCAAGGCCTCTGAAAAGGGGATTAAAGTTATATCAGAAGCAGAGCTATTGAAATTAATTGCTTGAAAATTAATTCAACCTAACATATACTCTTTGTATGATAGATATGAATGGTATTTTTAGATGTTCAATAGCTAATGAAAATTTTGATAGAGAAGGAGTGTATTTTGGCCACACAGGCCTTGCATGTTTTGAAGGTGATAGGTGGCGGTTTACTCCCGATTCTAATCTTACATTAATAATAACTATTTCACACCGAAGTGATCTATATTTTTATGAACAAGATCATTTAATCAATTAATTTATGTTACGTCCATGGAAATTTTCAACTAAAGAGCACAAATTGTTCTTTACAAGTGACTGTCACTTCAATCATAACAAGGAATTTTTATTCAAGCCTCGTGGATATAATTCTGTTGAAGAGCATGATGCGGAAATAATTAGAATCTGGAATGAACGAGTTGGTAAAGATGATACAGTTATTCATTTGGGTGATTTCATCTTTCAAGCCACTGATAGTCTTGCTGAGCAGTATTTACAAAAACTAAACGGTCATATTATTACATTGTGGGGAAATCATAATAGTGGCGTTAAGCAATTATATCATCGACTAGTTTGGGAGTTTTTACATAAAGGAGAGGTCTATCCTGGTTATCTTTTGACAAAAGATCAAGTTGATGTTGAAATCTACCCATTAACATATATGCTTGATGGATTACCTAAATTAACTTTTGCAAGTAATTACATGCATGGAAAGATTGATCATGTTGAGTTTGTTTCAACACATTATGCCATGGCTATTTGGGATAGAATGCAACACGGATCTCTAAATTTGGTGGGTCATTCCCACTCTAACCATAAAGAGAGTAATCCTGGTCATACAGAATGTAAACGCCTAGATGTTGGAATAGAAAACTTTGGTGGTCCTGTTGAATTTTATGATATGATGAAAATAATGAACACTAAAAAAATTACCCAATATGATCATCATAATCATAAGACAACTTCATCTTCATTTTAAATATTTCTATTAATCTTAGGGCCAGGAAATGTTTGAATTCTTGAATATATTGCCTTGTAGAA